CCACAATCAGACAATGATGAATTCGAGGTAGAAGCAGAAGGCATTCTAGACTTCACCGCATTCAATCCATTCGGTGAGGTACAGAAAAGAGCATAATGTTTTTACGTCAACACTTTTATCATCAACACATCAGAAAAGCAATCATTGCTTTCGGCACAATCTTCAATCAGATTTCAGTTAAAAGATACAATTCTGATCAGGAAGTCGTGCAATCTGTTCGTGTTCCTTTGGCATATTCACCAAAAAATAAATTTCTCGCTCGTATTGCAGAAGTTCCAACAACGACTACACAGGCAACGGCAATTATACTACCGCGAATGGGGTTTGAGATAACAGGATTGCAATACAATCCTGCGAGAAAGATTAACTTGCTAACTAAGAACGTAGCAATCGGTCAGGGTGATGACCCTAACATGCTGCGAACTCAATTCACAAGCACACCATACGACATGAATATTTCTCTGTATGCAATGGCAAAGAATCAGGATGATGGGTTGCAGATTATTGAGCAAATAATTCCGTTCTTCAATCCTGACTTCTGTGTTACCATAACTGACATTCCCGCAATGGGAATCAAAAGAGATCTTCAGATAGTTCTTGATTCTATCAATTATGAAGATGATTATGCTGGTGATTACATGCAAAGACGTTCGATTGTTTGGACGCTAAACTTTACGCTTGGATTAAACCTATATGGTCCAGTCGAAGAGCAAGGAATTATCAGAAAAGCAATTGCGAATACATATACGGATATTGAAAATCCTACGTATGAGCAAAAATATCAAGTAACAACAAATCCAGGTACTGCTGCAGTAACTGATGACTGGGATTATGTGGAGCAATTCGATGAATTTTTCGAACAAGGGTAACTATCAAGATCTTGACGATCTTTTTGGAACTGAAACAACAAAGATCCCAGAACCAGTTGAAGTAATTGAAGTGGAAACTCTTCCGGCAACTACGACTGCATCTGCAGTTCCAGCAGTCATCGAATCCACTGGTAATGACATTGAAGATGATTATAATGTTGCTCGCAATAAACTAAATGAATTGATTGACACAAGTCAACGAGCATTAGAAGGTATGTTAAACGTTGCGCTTGCAAGCGACAGTCCTCGTGCCTATGAAGTCGTTGGACAGTTGATCAAAACAACTGGTGATACTGCTAAAGATCTTATGGATCTTCAGGCGAGAAAGAAAAAAGTTCTTCAGGATGATAGCAAGAAAACTCAGCAAATCGACACGCAGAATAACATTATCTTTTCCGGAAGCACCCAAGATTTACTCAAGGCATTGAAAGCAGAGAAAGCAAAAGTTATAGAACATGATAGTTGAGGAATCCTCGTATCACGGTAATATTAATTTAAAACCGATTGGATACAAACACAATTTTACTCCGGAGCAATTGACAGAACTCGCTTTGTGCGAGGAGGATCCAATTTACTTTATTGAGAACTATTGCATGATCGTGTCGCTTGACCAAGGTCTCATTCCATTCAAACTGTATGAATGTCAGAAGCGCAAAGTCCATCATATCCTAGACAATCGTAAAGCGATTCTTATGGAAGGTCGTCAGCAAGGTAAGACTATCACATCTGCTGCTTGTATCCTGTGGTATACGCTGTTTCAAGATGCAAAAACTGTTGCTATTCTTGCGAATAAGACTTCTGCTGCTCGTGAAGTCATGAGTCGATATCAGGGTATGTTCGAGAACTTACCTCTCTGGATGCAGCAAGGTGTTAAGACTTGGAATAAGGGTGACGTTGAATTAGAAAACGGATCCAAGGTATTTACTGCTGCTACGACTGCCTCTGGTATTCGTGGTAAGTCTGTTAATTGGTTGTATATCGACGAAGCGGCAATTATTCCAAACACAGTTGCTGAGCAGTTCTTCGCCTCAGTTTATCCTACAATTTCTGCTGGTCAAACAACCAAGATCCTTCTGACCTCGACGCCTCTGGGATATAACCACTTCTGGAAATTCTGGAATGAAGCAGAAAAGGGTGTGAATGGGTTTGAACCTATGTTCATTCCATACACCGAAATTCCTGGACGTGATGAAGAGTGGGCAGAAGAGCAACTCAAGATGCTCGGCGAGTTGAAATTCAACCAAGAAGTTCTCTGTAATTTCCTTGGTTCGAGCAACACCCTTGTGAATGCACATACACTTGGAGCGATGAGTTCTATTGACCCTATATACATGAAGGATGGTCTAGATATTTTCGAGGATCCAATCCCAGAGCATACTTATGTTATGGGTGTTGATACTGCAAGAGGTATTGGTGGCGACTATTCTGCATTTACTGTGGTTGATGCGACCTCGGTTCCATATAAACTAGTCGCCAAATACCGCAACAATAAAATACCACCGATGTTATATCCTAATATCGTAAACAAAGTGGCAAGAGATTTTAATAATGCGTATGTGATGATTGAAATTAACGATATCGGTCAGCAAGTCGCCGATATTTTACACGCAGAATTAGAATATGATAATATTTTAACGACATCTAAAGATACAAATAAACAATATCTTTCTCCAGGATTTGGTAGAGCAACCCAAATGGGTGTTCGAATGACTAAGCAAGTTAAAAGGCAAGGTTGTTTTACACTAAAGTCTCTGATGGAAGAAAAGAAGTTACTTATTTTTGACGCAGATACCATCTCAGAATTCTCCACCTTTATTGAAAAGATGGGAACTTGGATGGCAGATGAAGGTTATTTTGATGACTTGGTAATGAGTTTAGTTATGTTTGCATGGGTAACCAGCAATACATATTTCACCGATCTGACAGACATTGACATTAGAAAAAAGTTATATGATGGTCAGATGAAACAAATAGAAGAAGAACTGACACCATTTGGTATAATAATGAATGGCACTGAAGAAGAAGTTTTTGTTGATAGTGGAGACCTATGGTCTGTTGATGCTGCACCAACTAAACGTGGTTGGATGTAAAGTAGACATCTTATAAATAAGTTTATAACAAAAAAGACAGTGGTTTTTGTCAGTTTTAATATACAAGGAGAAGAAAATGGCATTTCAATTATCGCCAGGAGTCCTAGTTACTGAAAAGGATCTAACTAACGTCGTACCAGCAGTCTCAAGTTCTGCTGGTGGATACGTTGGTTACTTCCTCTGGGGACCTGTAAACGAAATTCAAACAGTTTCGTCAGAAAACCAACTCGTCCGCGAGTTTGGTAAACCAACAAGCACAACTACAGTACACTTCCACACTGCTGCTAACTTTCTTGGTTACGGAAATAATCTACAACTCGTTCGTGCAGTTGGCACAGCAGCAAAGAATGCTGTTTCTTCCGGAACTGCAATTGCAATTAATAACCAAGATGTTTATGATGCATCGTATGCTGCAGGTGAAGCCTCAGTTGGTCCAGTTGCTGCAAAATATCCAGGTGCTGCGGGTAACTCTCTGCTAGTCAGTGCCGCTGACGCATCCGCATTTGGTGCTTGGACATACAAAGAACAATTCGATGGCACTCCTGGTACATCTGATTATGCTACCTCGAAAGGCGGATCTGACGACGAACTTCATATTGTTGTGGTCGACGAAGATGGTGTATTTAGTGGTATTGCAGGAACTGTTTTAGAAAAGTTCTCATTCGTTTCGAAGGCGTCAGATGCTAAGAATTCGGATGGTTCTTCTAACTATTATAAGAATGTATTGAACACACAATCAAAGTATGTTTGGTGGATGGATCATCCTTCAACTACTGGATCTGGTCTAGAGTGGGGTTCGGCGGCAGCTTCAGGCGGTTATAAAGATGCTGGGTTTACCGCATCGTTAACACTTGGAGTCGATGCTGCTCCTGCTTCTAGTGATCTTCAAACAGGTTACGATCTGTTCGCTAACAAGGAACTAGTTGACGTTTCGCTTCTTCTGACAGGCGGACATGCTGTTGCTGTTGCTCAGCACGTTATTGATAACGTTGCTCTAGATCGTCTTGACTGCGTTGTGTTCCTCTCACCTCCTCTGACAACAGTCCAGAACAATGCTGGTGACGAAGCAGACGACATCGTAACATATAGAAGTTCAACCTTAAATCGTTCGACTTCATACGCTGTTATGGATTCAGGTTGGAAGGTTCAATACGACAAGTATAATGACACCTATGTTAACATTCCTTTGAATGCTGATACTGCAGGTCTTTGTGCTCGTACTGATCAAACCAATGACCCATGGTGGTCACCTGCTG